AAGTCATTTGTTTGCGATTCTATTTCACTCATATGAGTTCTCCTGTTATCACGGCACATACCGTACACCCATATTAACTTAACTTAACAACTAATGCAAGAAATATGTTAAGATACCTTATGAACTCAGTCGCTATTATTCGTTTATTGGGTGGGCCTACCAAGGTTGCTAAATTGCTAAATATCAGCGTTCCTGCCGTGTCTATGTGGCAAAACGGGGACATACCCTACGATAAGCTGGTGATCCTAGCCGCAACCCTTGAAAAACAAAGCCACGGGCTAGTAAACCGAAAGACCCTATTTCCTGAAAGTTATAAATTAATTTGGCCTGAATTAGATTGATGTATACTGTGGGGGCAGATTGATACCTGCGCTGGTGAACTCCACACAAGACCCTTTAGGGTTGCTTTGAGCGTTTAGTAAAGCCTGTGGAGTGCTTTATTAAGCGGTATCAACTTAGAGCAACCTTAAGGGGTTTTTCTATTTCTGCCACCCGAAACGACAGGGTGTTAGAAGAAGTCGGGGATGGGCTAGAGGCCAGCGGAGATGGATGCGCTGGAGCGAGGGTCGACACCTGCGATAGCCGATAGGAACTGGGTCAAGCCAGCCTATGTACCAAGCGTTACGGGATACATCTCTTGACAGTACCGCTAGTTCAGCGTTGGTCGTTCTATGGAGAAACGATGCTTAAAAAACAAGCTGGCAAATGGGTTTGGGTAGATGAACCACCACCGCCCGAAATACTAAAAGCGGTAAACGACCACCTAACCTTTCTACAAGCAAGACCCGTAGAAATGACTGAGGTGTTCGGACTTGCCTACAATACAGGCGGTTTAGCTGAATATTGGAAAAAAACAACACTTAGGGAAAATACTTAGAAAAAAAAGCTAAAAAACCCTTGACATGGTTAAGCTACCTTAATAAACTAGAGGTACTCAATAACGAGTGAGATAGGAGAAACAAATGAAGTACATGGCAATAGAAAACAAAACACAAAAAAATGTGCGCTTTCGTGCTACAGCTTATGGCGATTTTTCAACATTTTTAGATGATGTTATGTTGCATAACGAAGAATCGGGCTGGAATTATTATGTTGAAAATGTCATGGTTTCTTACGAACAAGCCCGTGCCGCTGTAAATCAAGCATTTGCTGACGCTAAAGCTAAAAAAGAATTGACCCATAAGCGTGTACGCATCAGCGTAGGTGCTACCTGCTTGCCAAATACATACAGAGAAGTTTGGATCAAAAAATGATCGAAACCATAATGACCGTGTTTGCAATCGGTACTTTTGTAATCTTTGCGGCAGTTATGATAATTGCCGCATTTCTTTGCTATTGGATGAACAAATGACCTTTCAAGACTTCTACTCCCTATACCCCCGCAAAATGGGGCGCAAAGACGCTGAACGGGCATGGAACAGGCTAACCCCTGTCCAGCAAAAAGAATGCCTAGAAGCCATGCCTAACTACCTTAAATACTGGAAGATTAAGCAGACCCAAAAGGACTACATTCCGTACCCTGCCTCGTTCTTAAACGCTGAACGCTGGACTGACGAGATTGACCTAGAACCCAATAAAAAGCCCGAACTACCGTGGTACTCCACTGAGGAACTGACCGCCCGTAAAGCGCAGGAAGTCGGATGCCCTGCTTATGCTGGTGAGGCGTGGCAACAATGGCGGGCTAGGATTAGCCAAAAGATTAAGCAGATTGAGGAACAAATGTGAAACATATACCCGATAAATACCTTGTCGAATGGTATATCGGTGTAGCCAAAAGGCGTGGCTGGGATGAGGTAGTACGCCTACTAAAGCAATACCCTGAAGATGAAGAACGCATCAAAACCCTTATAAAGAAAAGGTTAGCAAGTGAACGATCTGTTTGATGACCAATTTGACTATGAAAAAGAATGGCAAGGAATGCCTGAATTTGTATCTGAAGATTTAAAGTCTATTGCCGCTGTTACGGTTAACTTTTTGACCGTAGAGGACATGAATGCCTTTAGTGAATTGATTGGCAGACGCATTACTTTTCAAACCAAAAGCATACTGTTCCCAGTGGTAAAACCCGTGAAGAAAATCTACATTGATGAACCCTAAACACCCTGTTTACATCATCTCTAAGGGCAGATGGGAAAGCCGCCTGACCAGTAAATCGTTAGAAAAGATGGGCGTACCGTACTATATTGCTGTAGAACCCCAAGAGTACGATAAGTACGCAGAGGTTATTGACCCAGCCAAGATACTGACCCTGCCGTTTAGTAACCACGGTTTTGGTTCTACCCCTGCTAGAAACTGGTGCTGGGAGCATTCCATACAAAACGGGCATACTTTTCATTGGATGCTCGATGACAACATTAACGGCTTTGTCAGGCTAAACCGCAATGAACGAGTACCCGTAGCGTCAGGCACAATCTTTCGGGCGGCAGAGGACTTTGTTGAGAGATACGAGAATGTAGCCCAAGCTGGCTTTGAATACCGATTCTTTGCTGGTGGTAACAGGCGCAAAAAACCACCGTTTAGGCTAAATAACCGTATATTTTCCTGTATGTTGATCCGCAATGACATACCGTACCGCTGGAGAACCAAGTACAACGAGGACACCATCCTGTCATTAGATTGTTTAGAAGGCGGCTGGTGTACCATCATGTTCCACTGTTTCTTACAGAACAAAGCCGCAACACAGACGGTCAAAGGCGGCAATTCAGCGGAGTTTTACGATAAAGAAGGTACTTTACCCAAGTCGCAGATGCTTGTAGACGAGTACCCAAACAGGGCTAAATTGGTGTGGAGATATGACCGCTGGCATCACGAAGTAGATTACACAGGTTTTGAGAAAAATATGCTCAAAAAGAAGGCAGGACTAATAATACCCAATGGCGTAAACAATTACGGAATGAAACTAATGGAGATTCAATGCGAGAGATAGACCCAAACCGTTGTATAGACTTTATCCTTGATAACGCTGGTAAGTACGCATCTGCCAAGGGTGAGTTAGCCCAGCTAGAAACCTTTAAAAGCAGTCTTAAAGCAATAATGATGCAGAAGTCAGGTGAGCAGACTATTGGGGCGCAGGAACGGGAAGCATACGCCAGCCAAGACTATCAAGACTTATGCAAGGCTATTGGGGTAGCGACCGAGAACGCTGAAAAGCTAAAGTGGGAACTGGAAGCCGCAAGACTACGCCACGCTACATGGCAGACCCTAGAAGTATCTAACCGTAACCAAGATCGGATATTAAAATGATTGAATTACTTAACGAGTTTCAGGTTCTTAGAACCTTAGTCCGTCACTATGACGATGCCCTAAAAAGCAATAACGCCATACAGATGATGGAGATTGCGGTAGACATTGCAGAATCCGCTGTAAAGCTAGAACAATACAGCGTGGATCATGCCAATGTATCGCAATAAAAGCTTACTGGAGATAGCTAGAAGCTTCCCCTGCACCCATTGCGGGGCTACAGATGGCACAGTGGTTGCCGCACACTCAAATCAACTAAGGGATGGAAAAGGCCGTGGACTCAAAGCACACGATTACAGAATCGCATCACTCTGCTACACCTGTCACACAGAAATCGACCAAGGTGCAACACTTAGCAAAACAGAGAGAGTGGGTAGGTGGGAAGAAGCGCACCGAAAGACGATTGCCCTCTTATTCGAGTCGGGGTTTTTATATACCAAGTTTTGAACAAATGACCCAAGACACCGTGGAATTGTTAAACTCTCTTAATGTTGATATTAACCCTACCTTTGCCACCAACCGTAAACCACTACATCAAAAGTAGTGGTCATAGGCGGTATCTAAGCAAAGAAGCTATTGAGTTTAAAAAACAAGTAGCTGATTATGTAGCCGAATACAGAGTACCAAAGCTGGGTGATGCCCGCTTAGAAATGAAAATAGTTATTCATTTTGCCAACAAGCGTAAGCAAGATTTGGACAACCGTGTCAAATCACTTTGGGATGCGTTAGGCGGTAACGGTGCTGGAGTGTTTGATGATGACAGCCAAATTGATGTGTTATTTTTGCAAAGAGGCGTAATAAAAAAAGGCGGTGGATGCCTTGTTTATATCGACATTCTTGATAAAATAGAGGAAACTACACCCATAACATAAGGATTTTTATGGAAAACTGTGCATTATTTGTAGCGACACTACTACATTCTGCGACCAATACCCATTTCTTTCATTGGTCTACCGACAGTTTTTCTAAACACAGCGCACTCGCTGAATACTACGATGGCATTGTAGAACTAACAGACACCTTTGCCGAGTCTTACATGGGTAAGTACGGTAAGTTCACCAGCTTCCCAAGCGTGTACCACCAGCCTAAAGACCCAGTACGCTACATGGAATCCTTGCAGAACTTTGTCAAGGAAGCCCGCCAAGACTTACCCCAAGACAGCGAACTACAGAACATTATTGATGAGATCGCAGACCTCATTAACACCACCGCTTACAAACTTAAGTTCTTGAAATAATGGACAAAAAAGCCGATTACCAGCAAGCCAATAAATTGGCGCAGATTCTAAGAAATTTAGAGGTTGGTGGTCGGGCTATGGATATTGGTAAAGCTGGTACTTTAATGCAAGGCAGGTTAGGTTATAACTTTCCTGTAGGAGATAACAGCACTTTGGGCGTTGGCGCAACAGGGACAAGTTTTGCGGATAATCGCTTTAACATTCCAGCTACGGTTAATTCTGTAGACCTAAGTTATGGAACACCCGACCAACGCTTGACTTTAGGGTATTACCCCAATAAATCACAGTTTATGGGTCAGCCGATGGGTCAAGGCGGTGTATCGCTAATGTATCGCAAACAATTTGATTAAGGATATTTATGCCAAATTATAATCCCCAAGATATTGCTTATTTATTAAGAATGCAGACTGGTTCTGCGGCAACGCCTCAGGAACTAATGAGAATGCAAGCTGGCTCTGCTATGAATCCTCAAGAAATGATGCGTATGAGAACTGGTGCGGCAATGACACCGCAAGAACTAGAAAATATGCAACCAATTCCAATGCCGAGTTTTGGTGGCGTTGATTTAAACAATCCATACTCAAATGTGCCACCAGTACCAATGACAGGCACAAGGATTGCTGATCCTAATAACCCTATTGCAAATATGCAACCCGTGCCAATGCCAACCACTAATAAAAGCCGTAAAAGCCAATTAGAAGAAGCCGCCAAACAGATGCAAGACTTAATGAGGACTAGATAATGCCATTAATGAAATCAGGCAGTGACGAAGCAGTCGGTAAAAATTACGAGAAAGAGCGTCAATCAGGCAAGTCTAAGAAACAAAGTCTAGCGATTGCTCTGTCAGTACAACGGGAAAACGCCAAAGGTAGCCGTAAGGCAAAGCTAGAGGATGCCTACGCTAAGTACATTGAGGAAAAGGCATGAGTCGTAGGGATGACATTCGTGCGGCAGTAGAAAAGCACGATAAACCCATTCCTACAAACATCCACGCCAAGCGTGAGCGTATCAAGGCTGGATCAGGCGAAAAGATGCGTAAGGCAGGTAGCGAAGGCGCACCATCCGCTAAAGACTTTAAAGAATCTGCTAAGACTGCTAAACCTACACGCAGAGAGATGATTGCTTCTAAGATGAAGGATATGTGATGTTTAAAAAAGAAAAGGTTAAGCCCGAAAACAGCTTACTACAACCCCATAAAGAATCCACGCTGGAGAAACAGCAACGATTGCGCTTAGAGCGCAGGGCTATTCTTGCCAACAAACTGAAAGACATGGATAAAGAAGTCAAATAGTAGTAGAATTAACTTATCTTAATCAACTACTTGGGTAAGGTATGTCCGACAAAGTATCGAAAACTGACGGAAATTTAAATAGAAACGGTAGACCTAAGGGTGTGCCTAATAAGTCAACAGCCCTCGCTAGAGAGGCGATTGCACGGTTCGTTGATGGTAATAGCCACAAGCTTCAAGAATGGCTTGATGAGATCGCTATGAATGAAAAGCTTGGCCCTAAAGTAGCCTTTGATTGCTTCATGCAGGTAGCTGAGTACCATGTACCTAAATTAGCCCGTGTTGAGCAGGTAGGCGATGAAACCAAACCCGTAGTCCACATCTATAAGTGGAAAGATGACTGAAGAAGTCGTTATTGAGTTTGAGTACAAAGCACGGGAAGCGTTTAAAGAGTTTCATAAGAGAACACAACGCTGGGCTGTATTGGTCTGCCATCGAAGGGCAGGTAAGACGGTAGCCAGTATCAATGACTTAATCCGCAGGGCAATTAAAGAAAACAAACCTGACGGCAGATACTTTTACCTTTGCCCGTTTTACAGTCAGGCCAAATCAGTGGCTTGGGACTACTTATTACGCTTCTCTGAACCTGCTATGGCTAAAGCCAACCAGTCAGAGTTATGGGTAGAACTACATAATGGCGCACGGATAAGGCTATTTGGTGCAGATGCGCCTGACAATCTCCGAGGAAATTACTGCGATGGCATCGTGTTGGATGAGATGGCCGACATGAAACCCCGTGTTTGGGGTGAGATTATTAGACCGTTATTGGCTGATCGCCTTGGCTGGGCTGTATTTATCGGTACACCCCGTGGACATAACGCCTTTTACGACATATATAGGGAAGCCCAAAACAATGACAGGTGGTATACCAAAACGCTACGAGCAGATCAGTCAGGCTTATTGGCGCAGGAAGAACTGACAGACGCCCAAGCTTCAATGTCAGCTAACCAGTACGAGCAAGAGTTTCTTTGTAGCTTTGAAGCCGCAATACTGGGCGCATACTACGGTCAAGAGATGCGTAGGATTACAGACCTTGAGCGCATCACCACAGTGGACTATGACCCAATGTTCCCATGCCATACCGTTTGGGACTTAGGCTTTAATGATTCCACGGCTGTGATTTGGTTTCAGGTCGTATACGGTGAGATACGGGTGCTAGACCACCATATGTCTAACGGTCAAGCCATCCCCTACTACCTTGGACTACTAGCGCAAAAAGAGGATGAGTACGGGTACAAGTACGGCTATCATTACCTGCCCCATGACGCTAGGGCTAAAACCTTGGCGAGTGGTGGCAAAAGCATAATCGAACAAATTGCGACAAAAATTGACATAAATAAGCTAAAAATTGTTCCAAACCTATCACTTCAGGATGGAATACAAGCTACAAGACTTGCATTAACCCGTGCTTGGTTCGATAATAAGTGTGACGAACTAATTGAATGTTTGCGCCAATACCAAAGGGAGTGGGATGATGATAAGAAAGTATTTAGAGATCGCCCGAAGCACGATTGGACATCACACTCTAGCGATGCGATGCGCTATTTATCAATCGTTTGGAAGGATGAAGATAGCCCTATCCTCAAAGATACAAGGATTAAAGGCGTATCTGTCGGGGAAAACGAAGTGACCCTTGACGAACTATGGAAGCAAACACCTAAACAAACATACCGCAGGATATAAACATGGATCACACCTACGAAGATTGGTATAACACCATTGCAGGGTACGAAAGAGCGTACAAGGAATGGGAATCCCGAACAGACCGCATTATCAAGCGGTATCGTGATGACAGCCGTACTAGGAATAACCCTAACGCCCGATTCAATATCCTTTGGTCAAATGTCCAAACGATTACCCCAGCTATCTTTGCCCGTCTACCAAGACCCGATGTAAGCCGTAGGTTTAGAGATAACGACCCAGTGGCACGGGTGGCATCGATGATGCTTGAACGGGCATTGGACTATGAAATTACCCATTACGGTGACTACAAGTCTGCTATGAGTCAGTCGGTCTTAGACCGCTTACTGGGTGGGCGTGGTACATCGTGGGTACGCTACGAACCGCATATTGCTGGTGAAGCTGGCGGTATGGCTGAAGGTATGCCCGAAGATGGGCTACAGGTTACCGAGGATACAGACGAAGCTGAAACCGAAGGTGGTATTTACCGTGAGGATCAGGAACGCATCGAGTACGAATGTGCGCCTGTTGACTATGTTTATTGGCGTGACTTTGGACATACCATTGCCCGTACATGGGAAGAAGTAACCGCTGTATGGCGTAAGGTTTACATGACCCGACCAGCGTTGGTCGAGCGTTTCGGTGAGGAACTGGGCGGTAAGATACCCCTAGACACAAAACCTGAAACTTCTAAAACTTTCAACGAGAAGATGGGTGAGGGTGCGTTTGAAGCCGTCATCTATGAGATATGGGATAAGACATCGGGCGAGGTGCTTTGGATTTCTAAGTCACTAGGTAAGATACTTGATACCCGCCCTGACCCGCTAAAGCTTGAGAACTTTTGGCCCTGCCCAAAACCACTGTATGCCACACTGACTACAGACAAGCTAGAACCAATCCCTGACTTTGTTCTATACCAAGACCAAGCCAAGCAGTTAGACACGCTTGCTGATCGTATAGATGGCTTCATTAACGCCCTAAAAGTACGGGGTGTATATGACGCATCCGAACCTAGCCTTGCCCGCCTGTTCTCCGAGGGTGAGAACAATACCCTGATACCTGTCAAGAACTATGCCGCCTTCAGTGAGAAGGGTGGAATGATGGGGGCTATTAACCTTGTGGATATTGCACCGATTGCCCAAGCCCTTCAGATGTCGTATCAGGCAATGGATCAGGTCAAGAACCAAATCTACGAGATTATGGGTATCGCTGATATTCAGCGTGGACAGACAGACCCAAGCGAAACCCTTGGCGCACAGATTATCAAGTCCAACAATGCGGCAGGTCGATTAAAGACCATGCAACACGCTGTCGTAGACTTTGCTACCGAACTCTTAAGCATCAAGGCGCAGATTATCTGCAACCACTTTACCGATGACACCATCGTCAAGATTAGTGGTGCAATGCAACTAAGCCCACAGGATCAGCAATTAATCCCACAAGCTTTAGCCTTATTGCGTAACGAATCCGCTAAAAACTTCCGTGTTGAGGTGACCAGCGACTCGATGATATTCCAAGACGAACAGCAGGAAAAAGCTGACCGTCTAGAGTTCTTATCCGCTATGAGTGGGTTCTTATCGCAAGCAGTACCAGCGGCACAAGCTACCCCTGAACTTACTCCAATGTTGGTCGAGATGCTGAAGTTTGGTGTCACCGCATTTAAGGCAGGTAAAGGCTTAGAGGGCATGATTGACGAAACCGCTGACAAGTTCCGTGAACAGGCGAAGATGGCAGAAGGACAACCTAAGCCACCTAGCCCTGAACAGCAGAAGATGGAAATGCAAATGCAGATCGAGCAAGCCAAGATGCAAGCAGAAGCACAGAAGATGCAGATGCAACAACAGATTGAGCAAGCTAAGATTCAGGGTCAGATTGAACTGGAGAAGGCTAAACAGGAGTACCAAGCTCA